ATGGCTCTCACGCCGCGACAGCGACGTTTCGTCGACGAATATCTCATCGATCTCAATGCCCGCGCCGCCGCGCGCCGGGCCGGGTTCTCGCCCGGTTCGCTCAACTATCCGTCGCGGTTGATGCGCACGCCGGCGATCGCGCGTGCCATTGCCCAGGCGATGGCGGAGCGCGCCGAGCGGACCGGCATCACCCGCGAACGGGTCCTCGCCGAATATGCGCGCATCGCTTTCGTCGATCTGAGCGATCTCGCCGGCTGGGATGGGGAGGGCGCGGTCCTGCTCGATGCGGCTCTGATCAGCGAGGATGTGGCGGCAGCAATCGCGGCGATCGGCGAGGTGCCGGCGCCGGAAGACGCATCGGGCGAGCCGGCGCCGCTCAAAGTCTCGATCTTCGACAAGATGCGAGCGCTCGAAGCGCTTGCCCGTCTCATCGATCCGACATGGAATCTCGATGCCAGCCTCGTCCCGCCGCCCTACGCGTCCCGCCTTCACTGAGCGCCAGCTCGCCTTTATTCGCGAATATATGGTCGATGCCAACGCCGCCGAGGCGGCACGCCGCGCCGGCTATAGCCCGGAAAACGCCCGCAACATCGCCTATGGGCTGCGCAACCAGCCGAAGGTCGCGGCGCGGATCGAAGCGGCGCAAGAGCGGCGCAGCGAGAAGAAACGCGTGACGGCCGACCGCGTGCTGGAAGAGCTCGGCCGCATGGCGTTCTCGAATATGAGCGACTATGTCGAATGGGGGCCGGGGGGAATCACGCTGCGCGACCATGCGCTGCTCGACGAGGACCAGACCGCCGCGGTCGCCGATGTCGAACCCAAGGGCAACGGCAAAGTCGCACGGCTGAAGCTTTACGACAAACTCGCGGCGCTCAACGCCCTCGCGCGTCATCTCGGCATGACCGGCGGCCGAACCGCACTCGGCCCGTCGCGCAACGAAAACCGCGAACGCCGCGACGCGAACGCGATCCTGCGCGAGCGATTGATGAAGATCGCGAAACAGGGTGAGAAGAAGTGAGGGCGATTATCGCGGGTCCGCCTTCGAGGCGAGATCTCTCGGCACCGTCCTTCCCGCGCAAGCGGGAATCCGCGGACGTCGCCGGATGCCCGCTATGACGCAAGAAGAAGTGCGTCAGAAAAACCGGCAGCTGAAGCCGACGGTTGAAAGCTCGTATCCCATGCCCCTCGACCCCGTCGAAGCCTCGCAGCTCGTTACCGAGCTCGATCATGCGCCGTTGCCGCAAGACGATGCGGAGGATTTGCTCGATGATTGGCGCCTTTGGGCGCGGCCGTCGCAATTGCCGCCAGCCAAATTGGCGAATGGCGGTGATTGGCGCGTGTGGCTGCTGCTCGCCGGGCGCGGGTTCGGCAAGACGCGCAGCGGCGCGGAGTGGGTGCGCGGTCTCGCCGAAAGCGGGGCGGCGCGACGCATCGCTTTGGTCGCGCCGACGGCACGCGACGCGCGGCTGGTGATGGTGGAAGGCGAGAGCGGCTTGCTGGCGATCGCGTCCGACGATCGGCGGCCGGTGTTCGAGCCCTCGAAGCGCCAGCTCACTTGGTCGAACGGCGCGATCGCGACCTTGTTCTCGGCCGACGAGCCCGACCGGCTGCGCGGCCCGCAATTCGACGCCGCGTGGTGCGACGAGCTGGCGGCGTGGCGCTATCCGGCGGCGTGGGACATGCTGATGATGGGCTTGCGCCTCGGCCAACATCCGCGCGTCGTGGTGACGACGACGCCGAAGCCGGTGAAGCTGATCCGCAGGCTGCTGGCGTCGCCCGGCTGCGTGGTGACGCGCGGCGGCACCCGCGAGAACGAAAATAATCTCGCGCCGGGATTCCTCGCCGCGATCTTGAAGCAATACGAGGGCACACGGCTCGGCCGCCAGGAACTCGATGCCGAGCTCTTGGAAGACATGCCCGGCGCGCTGTGGTCGCGCGATGCGATCGAGCGGGCGCGCATTGAAGAAGCGCCGGTGCTGCGCCGCGTCGTCGTCGCCATCGATCCCGCGGTAAGTGCAGGCGAGGAGGCGGACGAGACCGGCATCGTCGTCGCCGCGGTGGGGCAGGACAGTCACGGCTATGTGCTCGACGATCTCTCGGGCCGGTTCGGCCCGCATGATTGGGCATCGCGCGCGCTGGATGCCTATCGCGCGCATCGCGCCGATCGCATCGTCGCCGAGGTGAACAATGGCGGCGCGATGGTTGAGGCGACGCTTCGCGTGCTCGATGCCGGCGTCTCGTACAAGCCGGTCCATGCCTCGCGCGGCAAGCTTGCGCGCGCCGAGCCGGTTGCCGCGCTCTACGAGCAAGGCCGCATCCATCACGTCGGCGCGTTCCCCGCGCTCGAGGACCAGATGTGCGCCTTCACCGGCGGGCCCTTATCGCATGTGGCCTCGCCCGATCGCGTCGACGCCTTGGTCTGGGCGCTGAGCGAGCTGATGCTCAACAGCGCCGAGCCGGGGTTGCTCGGGTATTACCGCGGGCTGAGCGGGAAGTAGGGAGAAGCTGACAACGGTCAGCGTTCAGTTTTCACCAAAGACTCACCTAAACCAAATCGTCATGCCCGCGAAGGCGGGCATCCAGCTCAATCGAAAGCCGCTGGATTCCCGCTTTCGCGGGAATGACGGATGAGTGAGTCGAATCGTCACAAGCTGACAGCCGCGCGCTGTCCGCTTTCGCCAAACACATTTCACCGCAGAGACACAGAGAGCACGGAGAAGAAAACCTTCTCTGCGCTCTCTGCGCTCTCTGTGCCTCTGCGGTTCATCTTCCTTTCTTGGGAGTCCCCATGCCCGACAAGCTTCTCGCGCGCTTCGTGCGCAGCGCCGGTTATGTGCTGACCGGAAACGCGCCTGCCGATTGGTTCGGGCCGCAGCAACCCTTGCCGCCGCAAGCACCGCCCGATGTCGCCGGACGGCAATTCGATTATCCCTTCGGCTTCAATCTTGCGGTGACGCCGCGTAGCCAGGAGCGCACGGGGTTCGACGAGCTGCGCGGTCTCGCCGACAGCTACGACCTGCTGCGCTCGGTGATCGAGACGCGCAAGGACCAGATGGAGCGCCTGACGTGGCGCATCCGGCCGCGGGCGCTCGTGCAAACCGGTAGCACGAGTGACCCGCGGCTCAGCGCGCTGACGCAATTCTTTCATTGCCCCGATCGCCGGCACGGCTGGGCGTCGTGGCTGCGGATGCTGCTCGAGGATCTGCTCGTCATCGACGCGCCGACGCTTTACAAGCGCCGCACCCGCGGCGGCGCGCTCTATGCGCTTGAGCTGCTCGACGGCGCGACGATCAAGCGGCTGATCGACGATTGGGGCCGCGCGCCGTTGCCGCCGGCGCCGGCCTATCAGCAGATTCTGAAAGGCGTGCCGGCGGTCGATTACGCCGCCGACGAGCTCATCTACGCGCCGCGCAACCCGCGCGTCCACAAAGCCTACGGCTTCTCGCCGGTCGAGCAGGTGCAGATGAGCGTCAACATCGCGCTGCGCCGGCAGATCTATCAGCTTCAATATTACACCGAGGGCAACGTGCCCGAAGCGCTGATCGGCGTGCCGGAGAATTGGAATCCCGATCAGATCAGGCAATTCCAGGCCTATTGGGACGGCCTCAACGCCGGCGACACGGCCGAGCGTCGGCACGCGAAATTCGTGCCCGGCGGCGTCGCCAAGACCTTCGTGCCGGTGCGCGAGCCGGCGATGAAAGACGCGTTCGACGAATGGCTGGCACGCATCGTCTGCTACGCCTTCTCGGTGCCGCCGTCCGCCTTCACCAGCCAGGTCAACCGCGCGACGGCGGAGAGCGCGCAAGATGTCGCGCTCTCCGAAGGCCTCGCGCCGCTGCAGCTTTGGGTGAAGCACCTCATCGATCGCGTCATCGCCGAAGATTTCGGAGCGAGCGATCTCGAATTCGCCTGGGATCAGGACAAGGACACCGACCCCGCGCAAACCGCGAGCATCGCCAGCGACTATGTCAGAAGCGGCATCAAGAGCATCAACGAGATCCGCGCCGAGCTCGGCCTGCCGCCCGTCAAAGGCGGCGAGGTGCCGAAAATCCAGACGGCGCAAGGGTTGATGCCGTTGACGCAAGCGAGCGGCGGTGCGGCACCGGCGAGTGGGTCGGCGTCCGCTGCGAAAGCCGCATCGGTTTCGATCGCGGACGAGAAGCTTGAGCGCTTCAACTCAAACCATTTCGGGCCCGGCGATCGCGGTGGCCAATTCGCGCCGGCGGGCGAGGGCGGAGGTGGCGACCCTAGCCTCGTTCGCCCCGTTGTCTATCGCCCTGGCAATGGTCATTCGGAAAGCGCTGGCGACCCAATCGTCCCGGTGCAGGAACCAGGTATGGGGCGCTTGGGAGGTTCGCTTGGGCGATGGCTCCAAGCTCTGCCACCCGAAGAGCCGGGGACGCCGCCGATCAAGGGGCCCATCCAGCCTGCACCAGAGACGCTTTCGACATCATCACCAAAAGCGCCGTCGACGCCTGCGGAACCTAGCGCTGCTCCGAAGGAACCGAAGTCACCGCCATCCGAAGAAGCGCCGCCCGGCATCGGCCATAATTCTCCGCCGCCGGATAAAGCTATGCCTGCGCCGACGCCGAAACCGGCGCCACCCGACAAGCCCTATCAATTGCCGGCGCCGGCGAGCCGTAGCGATTCCTACAACGCCGGGAAGGATGTTGCCGAGAAGCTAAAGGACGCGATCGCCAACGGTTGGCATGACGTGGCTCAACAGATCGCTGACGTTGGTGACACTGCACATCGGGTGAAGGACCAGATTTCTAACATTATCGCCGACGTCGACTTCGGTTTAGGCGCACCCTACGATCTACAAACCCTGATCGATAACACCAAGGGCCCCTCACAGGCGGGATATGAAGACCATCACATCGTACCTGCGCAACGAGGGACCGACGACAAGGGGCTGAGCCCCGAGGACGAGAAGCGGCTCGAGAGTCGTGAGAATTTCGTGCGGATACCCAAGTATGTCCATCAGCAGATTACGAATTACTACAAAGAACCGATCAAAGATCCTCCCTTCAACGGCAGGTCACCGATCGACTACCTGCACGACAAAAACTTCGATGACCGCTATCAATTCGGGCTCGGCGTGTTGCGAGAATTCGGGGTGATAAAATGAAGACTCCTAAACTTCAGGACCTTAGCAACGAACAACTTGTTGAACGCTTCAAGGGGCTCTCGCTCCAGCAGGGTGACGCGGAGAGAAGCAATGACATGCGAACTTACAATCGGCGTTCCCAGCAATTGGAAGATGTTGGTGGGGAGCTGAAACGGCGGGGCACCGAAGCCAGGCGGGCTTTGGTGCCACTCCTCGATTGTCCGCGCGACGCCGGTGCCTTATCCGCTGTCGCCCAGTGCCGCTATAACGCGGCGCGGGAACTTCTTGCTGTGGAGCCCGCCCGTGCTCGAGCGACGCTCGAAGAGATCGCGAATAGTGTCACTCAGTACCAGATGGCCCACGCGCGCCGTACCTTAGGAATACTCGACGATGGCACGTTAAAGCCAACCTAGTCTCAATATTTGGTCTCGGTGTGTTGCGAAAGTTGGAGTTATAAAATGAAGACCCCAAACCTTCAGGAGCTTAGCAACGAGCAGTTGACCGATCATTTCCAAGAGCTCTCACTCCAGCAAGGGGAGGCTGAGATGAGCAACGATATGCGGACTTACAATCGACGCTACCAACAGTTGAAAGATCTTAGTGCAGAATTAAGGCGACGTGGTCCGGAAGCGCGACGCGCGCTCGTGCCTCTCCTCAATTGTCCCCGTAGCGCGGGCCTACTATCCGCGGTCGCGCAGTGTCGTCTCAACGCGGCCCAGGAGCTGCTTGCGGTTGAACCAAACCGCGCGCGCGCGACACTTGAGGAGATTGCGAACAGCGTCGTCACTCAATACCAAAGGTTGCTGGCGTACCAAATTCTAGAAGTGCTGAACGACGGCACGTTCAAGCCGACCTAAGACATGCATGCTGTAGCGGTTTGTGTGTCGTTGCTGCCGACTCATTGAAAGCTTTTTTCCTGATCTAATTCGCTCAACGCCGGCGACACGGCCGAGCGGCGGCATGCGAAGTTCGTGCCCGGCGGCGTCGCCAAAACTGTCGTGCCGGTGCGCGGACTGCGCCGGTTAAGGGACAAGAAATTCGACGAGCGCTATAATTCGGCATCGGTGTGTTGCGAAAGTTTGGAGTTATAAAATGAAGACACCAAACCTTCAGGAGCTCAGCAATGAGCAATTGGCGGAGCGCTTCAAACTGCTGTCGTTCCAAGAGGACGAAGACGCGTGTAGCGCAAAGTACTATCAGATAGCCTACGATGAGCGAAGCAGGGTTACCGCGGAACTGAGGAAACGTGGGCAGGAAGCACGACGCGCGTTAATCCCCCTTCTCGATTGTCAGGACGATTCTCGAGGCATGTCGGCTGTCGCGCAGTGCCATTACAATGCTGCCCGTGAGCTGCTTGCCGTCGAGCCCGCCCGCGCTCGGGCGACGCTTGAGAAACTCGCGAACAGCGTCACTCAGTCGCAAATGTTTCAGGCTCGCCGGACTTTAGAAGTCCTCGACAACGGAACTTTGAAGCCGACCTGAGGTAGGAGTGTAGTGGCGTGTTGGTGCGTCACCGTAGCCGGCGTGCTGAAAGTCCTTCCTTCCTGATCTGATTCGCTCAACGCGGGCGACACGGCCGAGGAGCGGCGGCATGCGAAGTTCGTGTCCGGCGGCGTCGCCAAGACCTTCGTGCCGGTGCGCGAGCCGGCGATGAAAGACGCGTTCGACGAATGGCTGGCGCGCATTGTCTGCTACGCCTTCTCGGTGCCGCCGTCCGCCTTCACCAGCCAGGTCAACCGCGCGACCGCCGACACGGCGCAGGACGTGGCGCTCTCCGAAGGCCTCGCGCCGCTGCAGCTTTGGGTGAAGCACCTCATTGATCGCGTGCTCGCCGAGGATTTCGGCGCAAGCGATCTCGAATTCGCCTGGGACCAGGACAAGAACACCGACCCCGCGCAAACCGCGAGCATCGCCAGCGACTATGTCAGAAGCGGCATCAAGAGCATCAACGAGATCAATTGCCGGCGCCGACGAGCCGCAGCGATTCTTACAACGCCGGAACAGATGTTGCGGAAAAGCTAAAGCAAGCGATCAGTAATGGCTGGAACGATGTGGCTCAACAAATCGCCGACGTCGCTGATCCGGCGCATCGGATCAGGAACCAAATTTCCAACATTATCGCAGACGTCGACTTCGGTTTAGGCGGACCGTACGATCTACAAACACTGATCGATAATGCTAAAGGGCCCTCACAAGAGGGATATGAGAAACATCATATCGTACCCGTGCAACGAGGCAGCGAAGACAAGGGCCTCAGCCCCGAGGACGAGGAGCGCATCGAGGGCCCAGAGAATCTCGTGCAGATTCCCAAGTATGTCCATCAGCGGATCACGAATTACTATAGAACGCCAATTGAGCGATCTCCTTTCAATGGCCAATCGCCGACAGATTACCTGCACAACAAGAACTTTGATGAGCGCTACAAATTCGGCCAAAAAGTCTTGCGAGACTTTGGAGTTATAAAATGAAGAGCCCCGAGCTTCAGGACCTGACCGATGAAAAGCTTGCGGAATGTTTCAAGCTTGCCTCATTCCAAGAGGCGGAAGACATGAATAATCTAAAGTACTATCGAAAGGCCCACGAAAAGCTGAAAAGCGTTGCGGAGGAATTTCGGCGACGTGGCCCGGAGGCGCGACGGGCCTTGGTCCCTCTTCTCAATTGTCAAGACAACTCTCGCATAATGTCCGCAGTGGCGCAGTGCCGTCTGAACGCTGCCAACGAGTTGCTAGCCATAGAGCCGGCTCGAGCTCGAGCGACTTTGGAAGAGCTCGCGAACAGCGTCACCCAATATCAGATGGCCTTGGCACGACAGACTTTGAGGGTGCTCAACGACGGCACGTTCAAGCCGACCTAAGGAATCTCAATAGCAGCCATCACTCCGCCGCTTCCGCCACGGCGCCGCTGCGCTCGCGCAGCAGATAGCTCAGCGCCGCGGCGAGGGCGGCGATGATCGTGCCGGTGAAGAAGGCGGCGTGGTAGCCGGCGGTCAGCGCGGCGCGGTGATCGGCGCCGGCGGCAGTGACTTGGTCGAGCCGCGCGTCGGCGAGGCTGGCGAGGATGGCGAGGCCGAGCGCGCCGCCCATCATGAAGCCGGTGTTGACGAGGCCCGAGGCGAGGCCCGATTCGCTGGCGCTGACATCGCTCATCGCGGCGAGCAGCACGGGATTGAAGGCGATGCCGCCGCCGATGCCGAGAAGGGTCATGGCCGGCAGCACGTCGTTCCAGAAATTTGCGTCGACCGGCGCGCGCGCGAAGAGTCCGAGCCCGGCGGCGGCGAAAAGCAGCCCCGCGGTCAGCGGGCGCTTGATGCCGAACCGCATCACGATCTTTGCCGAGAGGCCGAGCGAGAAGCCGCCCATGATGAGATTGGCCGGCAGGAAGGCAAGCCCGACCTGAAACGGCGTGTAGTCGAGCACGAGCTGCATATAGAGCGCCGAGAGGAAGAACCAGGCGAAGAGCGCCGCCGCCCAGAGCACGCCGACGATGTTGGAGACGGTGAGGTTGCGCATCGCAAAGAGCCGCAGCGGCATCAGCGGCGCGGGCACGCGCGTCTCGACGGCGAGGAACACCGCGCCGAGCGTGCCGGCCGCGACGAGCAGCCCCAATGTCTGTACCGAGCCCCAGCCCGCCTGGTTGCCGTTGACGATGGCGTAGACCGCGAGCATCAGCGCCAAGGTTACGGTGATCGCGCCGGCGACATCGAGATGGCGCGAGCCGGCATGACCTTCCGCTTTTGGCAAGCGTGCGAGCGACAGTGCGACGACGACGACGCCGATCGGCACGTTGACGAGGAAGATCCAATGCCAGCTCAAGAGGTCGGTGAGGATGCCGCCGAGCAGTACGCCGACGCTGCCGCCGCCGGCGGCAACGAATCCGAAAACGCCCATCGCCTTGGCGCGCTCGGCCGGTGCGGTGAAGAGCGTCATCATCAGCGACAGCGCGACCGCGGATACGACCGCGCCGGCGAAACCTTGCAGCGCACGGGCCGCGACCAGGAGGCCCTGTCCCGTGGAGAGGCCGCAGAGCAGCGAGGCGAGGGTAAAGAGCGCAATGCCGATGACGAACAATCGCCGGTGGCCGTAGAGATCGCCCAAGCGTCCGCCGAGCAGCAGGAAGCCGCCGAAGGTGAGGAGATAGGCGTTCACCACCCAGGCGAGCGATGACTCGGTGAAGCCGAGATCGGCGCGGATCGACGGCAGGGCGACGTTCACGATGGTCGTATCGAGCACGATCATGAGATCGCCAAGGCACAAGATGAACAAGGCGAGCCAACGGCCGCCGTGACCGGCATCATTTTGCATGCGCGTAACCTACTCACTCCCGCGCGCTTGATCTAGCGCGGCGCGGGAAATCGTCGGGCATGTTTTTGCCAACAAGGCGCCGCTTTGGCGCCTTTCTTATTTCCGTCATCCAACAAACGAGAGGGATATTTCATGGAAGTATTTTTGCCGCTCGCGAAATTCGATTCCGAGCAGCGCCTGGTCTATGGCTATGCCTCGACCGAGGCGCGCGACAGCCAAGGCGAGATCGTGACGCGTGCCGCGATCGAGGCGGCGCTGCCCGCCTATATGGAATTCGCCAATATCCGCGAGATGCATCAGCTCTCGGCGGTCGGGGTGGTGAAGAGCGCGGGTCTCGACGACAAGGGCCTGCTGCTCGAAGCCAAGGTGGTCGACGATGCCGCTTGGGCGAAGGTGCGCGAGGGCGTCTATAAAGGCCTCTCGATCGGCGGCCGCGTCACGCAGCGCGACGCGCTCAACAAAGCGATCATCACCGGGGTCGAGCTCAACGAGATCAGCCTCGTCGATCGTCCCGCCAATCCCGAAGCGCTGATCGCCGCCTACAAAGCGGCCGGCGCCGAGGATGTCGCGGACCGCATCGCCAAAGCGGCGTCGCTCGAAAAACTCGGCGCGCGCAATTCACAAGCCGACCTCGAACGCATCCAAGCAATGCACGACACCTCGGTCGAACTCGGCGCGCAGTGCAAGGGCCACGACGCGAGCGGCGATGCCGATCAGGACGACAGCGATGGCGGTGACGCCGGCAATGACGGCGACGACGATATGTTCGAAGCCGTGTCGCGGCACCGGCGCGGCGACATGCTGGCGAAACTGGCGCGGCTGTCGTCGCGCATCGAGGCGCTGAGCAAACAGGTCGAGGAGCAGGCCGACCTCTTGCAGAAGATCGCGGACACGCCGGCGATGCCGAAATATCTCGCCGCGCATGCGGTCGAGAAATCCGCCGACGGCGCACCCGCCGTCGACGACGCGCCCAAGACGGCGCTCGATGCGATCAAGAAAGCGCACCGCAATCCGCTTCGCCTCAGCCTCGGCTGAGCTTTCGCCTTCGTTATTCCCCCTCACCCCAACCCTCTCCCCGCTGGGGAGAGGGAGGGACCCGGCGCGAAGCGACGGGAGGGTGAGGGGCTTCACACGCCTTCACGTTTCACTCATCCACCAGGAGCATCTATGACCAACACCACGCAGCAGACTCTCAACGCGTTCAAGCAGGCGCAGAAATCGCCTGTCTCCGATCCGCTTTTCGCGCAGCTTTTGGCGAAGAGCACGTTCCAGCAGCCGGGCTCGGCGATTTCGGGCCTCAATTTCTACGATCTCGAGCCGGGCGCGAAGCTGATCTTCCCGGTGCTGACGCCGCTGCGTAACGAGATTCCGCGCGTCTCGGGCAAAGGCGGCATCCAGGCGAACTGGCGCGCCGTCACCGGCATCAACACCTCGTCGGTGCGCGCCGGCATCTCGGCGGGCAATCGCGGGGGCGTCATCGCGGTGACGACGCAGGATTACGTCGCCGTCTACAAGGGCATCGGCCTCGAGGCCAATGTCGATTTCGAAGCGGTCTATGCCGGTCAGGGCTTCGACGATCTGCGCGCGGTCGCAGCGCAAGCCTTGCTCGAATCGTTGATGCTGCAGGAAGAGCAGATCATCCTCGGCGGCAATTCGGGCCTCGCCCTCGGCACCACGCCGACGCCGTCGCTCGTGGCGTCGAGCTCGGGCGGCTCGCTCGCGACGCAAACGCTCAGCGTCATCTGCGTCGCGATGACCCTCGACGGCTTCCTCAACGCGACCGTCGCCGGCGGCATCCCGGCGCAGGTCAATCGCACCAATGCCGACGGCTCGAGCGACAGCTTTGGCGGCGGCTCGGCGCGCAAATCGACCAACGCCACCGTCGCGGTCACCGGTCCCTCCGGTTCGGTCGCGGCGACCGTCGCGGCGACCCGCGGCGCCGTCGCCTATGCCTGGTTCTGGGGCGCGGCCGGCTCCGAGCTCTTGGGCGCGATCACCACGATCAACAGCGTCTCGATCACCGCGGCGGCGTCCGGCACGCAAACCGCTTCATCTCTCCCTGCTGCCGATAACAGCCAGAACGCGCTGGTCTTCGACGGGCTGCTGACGCAGTCCTTCAACCCCAGCCTCAACGCCTATTACGCAACCCAGGCAACCGGCACGGCGGGACAAGGCACGCCGCTTACCGCGGATACGGAGGGCGGCATCATCGAGTTCGATGCGGCGCTCAAATCCTTCTGGGACAATTACCGCCTGTCGCCGACCGCGATCTATGTCTCGAGCCAAGAGATGCTCAACATCCACAAGAAGATCCTGCAAGGCGGCGCCAACACCGCGACGCGCTTCGTCTTCTCGGCGGATCAAGGTGCCGTGCTCGGCGGCATGATGGTGCGCAGCTACCTCAACAAGTTCAGCATGAACGGCGCGGTCGAGATCCCGATCAAGCTGCATCCGAACATGCCGGCGGGCACGGTGCTGTTCTTCTCGAAGACCTTGCCGTATCCGCTCTCCAACGTGCCGAACACGGTGCAGATCCGCACCCGCAGCGAGTACTACCAGATCGAATGGCCGCTGCGCGCCCGGCGCTACGAATACGGCGTCTACGCCGACCAGGTGCTGCAGAACTACGCACCCTTCGCCTTCGGCGCGATCACCAATATCGGGAATGGGTGACCGATAGCTGTGACGACTGAGGACTGATGGCGGTCAGCTATCAGTCCTCAGCCGTTGTCTCGCTTCATCGCTTATTTCGTTTGTTCCGCGGGCGAACATGACCCACTAAACAGCGGCTTGAGAGGATGCGCAGGATCGGGTGGATCGAGACAGCCGTTGATCCAGTGTCCTGTTACGGTCCCGCTTTTGGAGGTGTAAGCGCCGAAGCCATTTGGCCTGTCGTTGCGGAACTCCCCGTCGTAGTAGCTGCCGTCCGGCCACGTGAAAACGCCATGACCATCCATTTTATTGTCGCGGTACTCGCCCGCGTAGCTGATGTGAAGCGGCGCGGTCCAGACGCCGTAACCGTTCTTCTTGTTGTCCCGGAATTCACCTTCGTACCGCGTAGACTTATTGATCCACACGCCATGACCATCCCAATTGCCATCGCGCCATTGGCCGTCGTAAGTCTCGCCGTTGGGATAAGTCATGATCCCGTGGCCGTTAAACTTGCCGTCGCGCATCTCGCCTTCGTAACGGATCGTGCCTTTGCTTCCCGCCACGATAGTGACGCCGGTGCCATTCTTCTTGCCGTCAACCCAGTTGCCGTCGTAGCTGCTTCCGTCCGGCTGGGTCCAGCGACCGTGTCCGTTCTGCTCACCATTCCGCCACTCGCCGTCATAGCTGCCTTTCACAGAGGAAAGGATGCCGTGGCCATCGAACTTGCCGTTTTTCAAATCGCCTTTGTAACGGTAATCGTTACCAATGGTGTAAATGCCGTGCCCGGTCATCTTCCCCGACTGAAAATCGCCGTCGTAGACGGCGCCGTTTGCAGACCGCCATACGCCGTGGCCGTTCTTAATGCCTTCGACAAACTCGCCGTCGAAGCGAGAGCCGTTGGCCCGCGTATAGCTGCCATGTCCTGTCATTTTTCCGATATGCCATTGACCTTCATCACGCTCGGTGGGTTTGCCGTCGACAGACCATTGAAGAGAGCCAGGCCCTTCGGCAAACCCGCTTTCGCAAGCCCCTGACCACGCCGCGGTTTCGTTCGGCTTAGGGACCGGGTCCCAGACTTTGCAACCCGTATTTTGCTCGGCAATCCATGTTGATTGCGGCGAGGAGGCTGTTGTCGTCGCGGTGCAAGCCGCGATCACGTTGACGACGACGCACAGCAGAAAAGTGAGGCGGAATTTGTATTTGAACGCGCTTGAAAACATTCCTCACGGCGGCTGATGCCGTCCCCTGAAATATTCAAGGATCATACCATGGCCACCGGCGATCTCACCACGCTTGCCAATGTGAAGGCGTATCTGTCGCCGCCGCTCGTGACGACGGCGGACGATGCGCTGTTGTCGCGGCTCATCACGGCGTCGAGCGGGTTCATTCAGAGCTGGCTCAATCGCACCATCGCGTCGGCGAGCTATAGCGAGACGCGCAACGGCGCGGGCGGGACGCGGCTCTTTCTGCGCAATCGGCCGGTCACGGCGGTGGCGTCCGTCAGCGTCGATGGCGTCGCGATCGCACCGTCATCGCCGGCACCGACCGGCGACGGCTATCTCTTCGACGACAGCAGCGTCTATCTCATCGGCCATCGCTTCAGCCGCGGCGCGCAGAACGTGACGGTGCAATACACCGCCGGCTTTGCCGCGACGCCGCCCGAGATCGAGCAGGCCTGCATCGCCTTGGTTGTGCTGCGCTACAAAGAGCGCGACCGCATCGGCCAGGCGTCGAAGAATGTCGGCGGCGAAACCGTGTCCTTCCAGCAGAAGGACATGCCAGCCGATGTCGCGACCATCCTCGATCAATATCGCAGCGTGGTGCCGGCATGACGATCCTCGTCAATCTCGCCGGGGCCGACGCGTTGGTCGCGTGGTTTCAGAGCCGACCGCCGGCGCTCGATGCGCGGCTCGGCGACGCTTTCAGCGGCATCGCCGATGCGCTCTATCAGCGCGTGCTCGCCAATCTTGCGGGCGATGCCGTGAAGGACAACAGCGGCAAGCTGCGCGATGCCCTCGTCGAGGCGAGCGATATGCGGTCGGCGTCGATCGGCGTCGATGGTGGCGCCGTGCCCTATGCCGGTGCGCTGGAATTCGGCGCATCGATCCCCGAGCAATTGATCGCCATCAAGAACGGGAAGGCACTCGCCTTCATCGTCGGCGGGAGCCAGGTCTTCGCCAAGCAAGTGACGCACCCGGCCTTTGTGCTCCCACCGCATTCTTTCCTGCGCAGCGCGCTTGCGGATCTGGCACCCGACGCCCTCGCGATGGTCGACGATGCCGTCGGGGAGGCGATGATCGCATGATCCGCGAACCGATCTATGCCGCGCTTTTCGCCCTCGCCGCCGGCGCGGCGCGTTTCGCGACCGTGAGCCGGCGGCTCCGGCATTGGAGCGATGTCGGCGCCGCCGAGCAGCCGGCGCTCTTCATGATCCAGAAGAGCGAGAATGCCGAGGAGCGCCGGCCGCTGCCGGTCAAATGGCGCGCCTCGGTCGACCTATATATCTATGCCCAAGCGCCTGACGAATTGACCCCGCCGGCGACCGTGCTCAATCCGCTGCTCGATGCGGTCGAGGCGGCGCTGGCGCCCGATCCGGTCGGCCATGTGCAAACGCTCGGCGGGCTCGTTGCCCACTGCTGGATCGCCGGCCGTATCCAGACCGATGAAGGCGTGCTCGGCGGTCAGGCGGTCGCCATCGTGCCGGTCGAGGTTCTGGTCAGCGGCTGAGGTTGCAGCGGCGGGCGGTTTCCCGCACAGTGCCGCTCAAGAACAAGTCGAAAAACGATGAAACTGCGTGGGTCCATGAAGCGGCTGCGCCGGGCGCTGCGCGCGGTGCAGCGCGCGCATCAGGGGCGGCACCGGCGGAAGATGCTGGGCGATCATATCGCCGGCGCGCTGATGCGCACCGGCAACGGGCTCTTTGCGGTCGATGTCGAGGACGACATCGTTCGCCCGCGGCCGGGCGGGCATCGCACCCATGGCGAGGAAGAGATCGCGCGCGCCGCCCAATTCCTCGACGATCAGGCGAATGTGCTGGTCGTCGGCTCGCATATCGGCACCATCGCCATCCCGCTGGCGCGGTGCTGCAAGGCGCTGTGGGCAATCGAGGCCAATCCGAACACGTTCGAGCTGCTCACCTATAACATCGCGCTCAACCGGGCGGACAACGTCACGGCGCTGAACTTCGCTGCCGGCGATCGCGACGAGGAGATCGAATTCGTCGCCAGCCGCACCAATAGCGGCGGCTCGAAGCGCATGCCGAAGATACGCGCGCCGATCTATTTCCGCGATCGTCCGGAGATCCTGCGCGTGCCGGCGCGGCCGCTCGATCACGCGCTCGAAGGCATTTCGTTCAAGCTGATCTTCATGGATTGCGAGGGCTCGGAATATCATGCCCTCAACGGCATGAAGCGCATCCTCGCCGGCGCGACGGCGCTCTTTGTCGAATTCTTGCCGCATCATTTGAAGAACGTGGCGGGCGTGACGCCCGAGGAATTCGTCGACGCCATCGGTCCCGATTTCACACGGCTGCATGTGCCGTCGAAGGACATCACGGTCGCGCGCGATGGGTTCAAGTCTACGCTGCGCGCCATGTACGACGCTGACCAGGGCGACGCGGGTCTCGTCTTCTCGCGGTAAAGAGCTGTCGGCTATCAGCTTCTAGGGTCAATCCATCACCACCCGTCATTCCCATTTTCGCGGGAATGACGAAGAGCAAATGAATTCGAAAAGCTGACGGCTGAACGCCGTCGGCTTTCGGCTGTCTTCATTCATCCACTCCCACGGAGAATCACATGTTTGCTTTCGGCTCGGGCGTGCTGCTCGGCACGCGCACCGATGTCGCCAATGCGACGCCGGTTAATTTCGGTTTGGTGCAAGAGGTGCAGCTCGATCTGCAATTCACCGCGAAAGAGCTCTATGGCCAATATCAATTTCCGGTGGCCATCGCGCGTGGCCAAGGCAAGGCGACCGGCAAAGCGAAGATGGCGCAGATCTCAGGCCTCGCTTTCAACAATCTCTTCTTCGGCGGTTCATTGGCGAGCGGCCAGCTCGCGACGTCGTTCGCCGAAGCGGGCACCGTGCCCGGTGTTTCGGCCTACACCGTGACCGTCGCGAATTCAGGCGCGTGGCAGGACGATTACGGTGTCGTCTATGCCGCGACCGGCCTGCCGTTGACCAAGGTGGCGAGCGCGCCGAGCGGCGGGCAATACAGCGTCGCGGCGGGCATCTACACCTTCAATTCGGCGGATGCGTCGAAGGCGGTGCTGATCTCCTATACCTATACGATCGCCGGCACCGGCCAGGGGTTGACGCTGGGCAATCCGCTGTTGGGCACGACGCCCACTTTCCAGGCGCAACTCTATACGAGCTTCCAGGGCAAGCCCTGCAACGTAAAGCTCTTCAACTGCGTGTCGACCAAGCTCGCTTTCGCCACCAAGCTCGAAGATTTCGTGATTCCCGAGCTCGATTTCGACATCTTCGCCAATGCCGCCGGCAACGTGCTGCAATGGTCGTTCGCGGAAGTGTCGTAGGCTTGAAGGAGGCCGATCGTTCTTGCATGCTGGCGCGGGGTCAACACGGAAGACGCACAGAATGAACGAACGGGACCAGCGGTCGGCATGAGCAAGCGCTGGGGACGCGCCCTCGCGCGCGGCATAAAGACGATCACGCTCGTGCAACGGCCTTGGCGCCGCGCGGCGAGCCGGCTGCGCGTCGCCGAGGCGATGGTTCAGCGTCATTGGGTGGAGACGAAGAGCGGACGCATCTTGTTCGTGTCGCCCGAGCCGCGCGCGCTCGAATACCCGCGCGATTTTCTGGCGCGCGAGCCCGAGACCCTTGCCTGGATCGATGGATTCCGCACGCCGTGTATCTATTGGGATATCGGCGCGAATGTCGGCTCCTACGCGCTCTATGCCGGGCTGCGGCCGGATGTCACGACCTATGCCTTCGAGCCGTCGCCGTCGAACTATCTGGCGATGTGCCGCAACATCTACGAGAACGGCATGGAGGCCAACGTTCGAGCCTATTGCATCGCGCTCGATGATCGCGTCGGGCTCGCGTCGCTGGATATGGACGATCTGAGCGCCGGCAGTTTTGGTCATTCTTTCGGCGACGAGCCGATCGTCGCTCGCCCCACGCATAAGACGATTTTTCGTCAGCCCGCGATCGGCTTCTCCATCGATGCTTTTCGCACAACCTTCGGCCTGGCCACACCGCATTATCTGAAGCTCGATATCGACGGCAACGAGGAAAAGGTGCTGGCAGGGGCACGCACCACGCTTGCCGATCCGGCCTTGCGTTCGATCATGATCGAGGTGGATCGAAAAGGGCCGCGGACGCAAGACCTCTTCGATACGCTGAAGCAATACGGCCTGACCTTCACGCGGTGGGGAGTCGATCACGGACTCGGCGCGATCAACGCCGAATTCAACCGGCAGGGTTGAGCCCGAGACGACGAAAAGCCTTCGCCCAACCGATCGTCCGTGCCCACGCTTGAAGTGCCGCGCGGGCTCCTGCATGCTGCCTCGAACAGTGGCGGGGAGGACAAAATGGGTTCCTGGAAGCAGCTTGTCTCGGTTGCGGCGGTCGCGCTTGCCGTGGCGGCATCGCCGATCGTTTCGCGCGCCGACGACAAGCCGATCGATGTCATTTTCGCGCTGCCGTCGCCGACGCTGACCTTCAGCGCGCCCTTCCTTGCCGAGGATGCCGGGCTCTATAAGAAAGAAGGGCTCAACGTCTCGCATCGCATGCTGGTGGGCGTCGAGGCGGTGAACGCGGTTATCGCCGGCAGCGCCGATTTCACCGACAGCACCGGTCCCGTCTTTCTGCGCGCCAATGCCAAGGGGCAGCCGCTGGTCGCGATCGCGAATCTCATCGACAAGCCGTTGGTCGAGATGGTGCTGCGCACCGACGTCTATGACGCGCTGCATGTGACCGACGGCATGTCGCTGAAAGAGCGCGGCGCGCTCCTCAAAGGCAAGACCATCGCGATCCAGGGAGTCGGCAGCATCATCCATGCGTGGGAACGCTTCGTCGCGGCGCGCGGCGGGCTCGATCCCGAGAACGACGTGCGTATTGCGCCGATGGACCCGCCGGCGATGATGGGTGCGTTGCAGACCAAGGCGGTCGACGGCTTCGCCACCTCCCTTCCGTATACGACCGAGCCCGTTCTGAACGGCATGGCCAAGATGTTTGCCAGCGCACCGGAAGGTATCGCGCCCGACATGATCCCGTTCCCTTACGGCTTGATCATGGCGCGGCCGCAGACCTGTAAGGACAATGCGGAGAAATGCCGGCGCATGGCGCATGCGCTCGCCGCCGCCAACAAGATGATCCACGATCAGCCGGATCAGGCGCTCGATATCTTGAGCAAGCGCTTCAAGACGATGGATCAGAATGTGCTGAAAGCGGCGTGGAAGACCGTCGCCGCGGCGCACGCGACCGATCTGCGCGTCACGCAGAAGATCCTCGAGACCGGCAACCAGATGAACGCCGAAGCGAAGCTCTTAAAGCCCGAGGACCAGGTCAAATCCTATGACGGGCTGTTCACCGATCAGTATCTGAAATAAGGGATAACAGCCTCGCGACGAAGCAATCCAGAAGCCTCATGTGAAGCTCTGGATTGCTTCGCTTCGCTCGCAATGACGCGTTAGGAAATACGAGACTAAGCCAGCCCCGCGATCTTCACCGCTTCGAGGTGGTCGGCGAGGAGCTGCGGCAATTGCTCGGGCGGCGTGCGCCCGAAGCCGCAATAGGCGGCGAGGCCGAAGCGCGGCAGGTATTTGCGTGCGACATCGATGCGCGCCTTGAGCGTCGGCATCGAATGGATGGCGCCGAGATAGACATCGCCGCTTTTGGCCGAAAGCTGCGCCAGCGGCGCGTAGAATTTATCCTCGATCGTGTCGAGCACCGGGATATGCACCCAGTCGACGCGCCTTCCGGCGGCTTCGATCGAGGCATTGGCGAGATCGACGGTCGGGCCCAAGGTCTCGGGCGCAAAAGCCGGCCAGCCGCCGAATGTGCCAAAGCAGAAATGAAAGCCGAGCGCGACGCCGTCGGGCAGGCGCTTCGACAGCCGTGCGACCGGCGCGGTGTGGGTTTCGACTTTTGCTTCGTCGGCTGTCTTTGCGGCGCCGGAGACGGCCTGGATTTCCCAGGCCATGTCCCATTGGATCGCGAGGTCCTTTGCCGGGATGTGCTTCACGATGACATCGAGCTCGGCGCCAAGCGCTTCCTCGAAGCCGGGGCGGATGCGAAGAACGTCCTGCGGATCGGGGAAATAGAGCGCGCGCACGACGCTGTTGACCATCGGGATCGAGATCTGGAAGCGCACACCCGCGGGCAGCAGGGCTTTCTCGCGCAGCGTCTTGAAGACGAAATACGAAGCCACCGCGTCGCGCGCGTAGCCGAGCCGCGTGCCGGGATTGCCGAAGCGCACGCGCTCGACGTTGGGCCGCACGCGGAATTGCCAGGAATCCTCGCGGCTGCGCGGCAAGAGCTGTTCGACGCCGTCGACCGGTGTGGGCCGCTTCAAGGTCTCGAGATCGGCGTGACCGTTGAACAACAGATAGCAGAAGCGATTGACCCACGAGCGGCGCTCGCCGACCTCGCCATCCGGCACGGCCGGGAGATAGCGGCCGAGCGGGCCGCCGAATTCTGTCATCACCTCTTCGACCGTGTCGAAGGGCACGCTGCCGACGAGCAAGAGTTCTTTGTTCATGTCACTCCGATCAATCCGGCTTCCGCCATTCACTGATGAAGCCTTGCCAACCAACGTAAATAAAATAGCCAACGACGAAGGCAATCAATAGAGCCAGAAAGATGTAGAAGGCGTGCCAGTAGAGCGCTATCGAATCCCATTCGGTTTGGGTCAAATAGCGCGTGCCCATCCCTCGCACGGACAATTCAATCGTGTGGCCGGTCGCGTTGTTCGGGACGGTCGGATCACCCGAAAATCGACCGGAAACCGATATCGCGAAAACAAGACTCACCATCATCGGAATAAACAGGCCGATTGCGATTCTGTTTCCGATTTTGCCGAAACTCATGGTCTGCCGTCGTTCGCCAAAGCTCTAACAGCGTTTTACTTCTTTTCTCATCTTAACGAAGAGTGGACATCATGACGACCATCACTTTGGGTGGGCGGCGCTTTGCGTTGCGCCCACTGACGTTGGGGCAGTTGCGCCGCGTGCTGCCCGCTTTCGCGCGTGCCGCAGGCCTTGCCCAGGAAGAGGCGATCGACGCCGCGATCGACATTCTTGCCGCGGCGCTGGAGCGCGATCACCCGGCGATGACACGCGATGTGTTGCTCGACGTCGAACTGCGCCCGGTCGAGCTGATCGGCGCGGTCGATGCGATCGCGCGGCTCTCGGGTCTCGTTGCCGAGGAGGGCGCGGGGTTGGGGGAGCTCGCGGCGTCGGCTGGGGCGAGCTTTACGGCCTCCTAGCCACTGGCTGCGGTTACGCCTGGCCGCAGATCGACGAGATGACGCTGCCTCAGGTGACGGAGTTGCTCGATTACTGGCGCAAGCACCCGCCGGCGCATCTGCTGCTGGCGGCATCGCTTGGGCTGCACGAGACGCGCGAGCGCGATGAGGATTTCGCGGCGCTGATGGCGCTCGCGCCGGACGGCGTGCTGCGCGGAGGGAAGAGTTAGATGGCCGACGATCAGATTCAGGTTCAGATCACCGCCGACACCTCGCAATTCGAGGCGGCGATGGCGAACGCCGCCGCAGCGGCGCAAGCCAGCTTCGACAAGATCAAGCAAGCGGCGGACGGTGCAACAAGCAGCATTAACGGTGCCGGTCAGCAGAACCGCACTGCCGGCCAGGCCGGCGAGAGGGCCAATCAGGAATGGGGGAAGTCTTTCTCCAATCTGCAGGGCACGATCAACAGCTCGATCACCGGCATGATCATGGGCACGACGACCTGGCAGAAAGCCGTGCAAAAGCTGACTCAGACCGCGCTCAAGGATTTTCTGACCGCGACCGAGAAGAGTGCAGAGAGTTGGCTCGTCAGCGAGCTCACGAAAACAGGCAGCACGGAAGCCGGAGTCGCAGCCCGCACAGAGGTTGAGAATGCCGGCCAGTCAGCCGGCCTCAGTGACATGCTCATGAGCGCGCTCAAGGAGATCAGCACGTCGGCCGCAACGGCGGCAGCAAAGGCTTATGCAGCTGTCAGCGGCATTCCCTATGTCGGCCCGATCCTCGCGCCTGCTGCGGCGGCCGCGGCTTTTGCCGCCGTTCTCGCTTTCGGTGGTAAGCTTCCGTCGAGCGCCGGCGGTCTCTGGAACGTGCCGTCGGACACGATGGCCTTCATTCATAAACAGGAGACCATCCTCCCTGCGCATATCGCGCAGCCGATGCGCGATTTCTTCACCGGCGGCGGCGCGACGGCGGGCGGCGGCGGCAATTTCGCCGTCACGATCCAGGCGATCGATACGCAGACCGGCGCGCAATTCCTGATGAACAACGCCGGCACGATCGCGCAGGGGCTGGCGCGCGAGATGCGCAATGGCAATTCGGCTTTGCGGAGCGCACTCAAATGAGCATTTCGGTCTTTCCGACGCTCGCCGGCCTTGGCTGGTCGGTGACGCGGCGCGAGATGTGGAAGACGCGCAGCCAGCAAGCGATCAGCGGCAAGGAGACGCGCATCGCCGATTGGTCTTATCCGCGTCACCAATGGACGCTGAGCTTCGATTTCCTGCGCCAGGGCGCGTTGTCGGGCGGGAGCTATGCCGAGTTCGCGCAACTCGCGGGCTTCTTCAATCTGCGCCAGGGCATGTTCGATTCCTTTCTCTATGCCGATGCCGACGACAACAGCGTCACGGGGCAGGGGATCGCGACCGGCGACGGCTCGACTCGGTCTTTTGCTTTCGTGCGCGGTTTCGGCGGCTTCACCGAGCCGATTCTTGCGCCGAACGTGGTGAGCCACGTCTACCTGAACGGTGTCGCGCAAAGCCCGAGCAGTTATGCCGTGAATTTCTGGGGCAGCAGCACGCCGGGCACGCTGGTCTTTACGACGGCGCCCGCGAGCGGCGTCGCCATTGTCGCCGATTTCAGCTTCTACTTTCCCTGCCGCTTCGCCGCCGACGATATGGATTTCGAGAAATTCATGGCGGCGCTCTACGAGGCGAAGAAAGTGACCTTCGTGAGTCTCAAATGAAGCCCGCCTCGACCGCTCTGCAGAACCTGCTCGCGAGCCGGCAGTTCTTCGCCGTCGATCTCTATACCTTCACGCTCATCGGCGGCGGGGTGCTGCGTTACTGCAGCGGCGATCGCGATATCACCGCCGCCGGACATCTTCACCGCCCAAGGCCCGCGCATCGATCGCAAGGACAACAAGGCGAAATGCCATTGGAAAATCGGCGTCGAGGTCGACACGCTGGTCTTCGATGTGATGCCGCAAGCGAGCGACATGGTGGGCGGGTTGCCGTTCCTGGCTGCGTGCGTGCAAGGCGCGTTCGACGGCGCCGAGCTGCAATTGGAGCGCGCCTTCATGGCGACCTACGGCGACACCTCGGTCGGGACGGTGATCATGTTCGTCGGCCGCGTCGCCGAGATCGATCTCGGCCGTGCCGTTGCGACCTTCACCATCAACAGCCATCTCGAGCTGCTCAATCTGCAACTGCCGCGCAATCTCTGGCAGCCGGGCTGCGTCAATTCGCTGGGCGATCCGAGTTGCGGCGTGAGTTTGGCGAGCTTCGCGGTGAGCGGCAGCGCTGCCGCCGGGTCGAGCGCCAGCGCGATCACGGCGACGCTCGGCCAGCCGACGAGTTATTTCGATCAGGGCAAGCTCATCTTTACCAGCGGCGCGAATACGAGTCTGACGCGCTCGGTCAAATCCTGGGTCGCGGGTTCGCCGGGCACGATCGCGTTGCTCGCCCCCTTCCCGAATACGCCAGCCACGGGCGATAGCTTCACGATCTATCCCGGCTGCGACAAGACGCTGGGTACGAACGGCTGCGCCAAATTCGCCAACACCGCGCGGTTCAAAGGCTTTCCCTACGTCCCGACATCGGAGACGGCGGTGTGACGCTCTTTTCCGTAACCCTGGAACAAAGACAGCCAATCCTATTTACGGAAAATTCCCGTGGATGGGAGATTCTGGGTGCCGTTTGTTCCAGAAGTGCATATCGAAGATAACGTCGATCGGTCGCAAGTTATCATACCGAACCCAGGATGCGGGTAGCAGTAGAAGCGCTTCGCGAATATTGCATGCAATAGCCCTCGCGCGCTCAACATTGATCATCGCAGGCATGCTGACACCGAAATAGACGCGGTAGACGCGTGTGTCCTCATGGGAACGATCGTACCGAAAGGCGGAGAACGGGAAGGAAACGTCGCTGGCCTCATAAAGGAAACCGTCGAGGTCGTCTCTCTCGCGGCCGCCATGCCCCTCACGTATTCGAGTGCCATCATCTTTTACGGCGACGAACTTCGCGGCCAGGAAATTGATGGAGTTGGGCTCCTCTGGGGCCAATTCCCCATAGTGCCATTCCGTCCAGATTTTCCACATCGCTGGTGACCTCTAGATCGCCCGGCATCTTAGCCGAGCCGTGATCCGAACAGGACTCGCCGCGATTTCCTTTCGAGGAAACTCATGATCGACATCGACGCAGAGCGCCAAGCGGTGGTGGCCGAGGCGCGCCAATGGTTGCGCACGCCGTATCATCATATGGGCCGCGTCAAAGGCGCGGGCGTCGATTGCGCGACGTTGCTCGCCGAGGTCTATGCGCGCGCCGGCGTCGTGCCGTCCGTCGCGATCCCGTTTTATCCGCCGGATTGGCATCTGCATCGCGATGCGGAGCGGTATCTGGGCTTCGTGGTGGCGCATGCGGGCGAGATCGCCGGCGATCCGCTGCCAGCCGATATCGCGTTGTGGCGTTTCGGGCGCTGCTTCTCGCACGGCGCGATCGTCATCGACTGGCCGGTGGTCATTCATGCTTATGCCGGCAGAGGGTGCGTACTCGAGGACACCTCGCACGCGCGGTGGCTGTCGCAGATCGGCGAGCGCGGCGGATCGCAGAAGCGGCCGGTCAAATTCTTTCGACTTAAACGCTGGATGGCCTGACATGGCGTCGATTTTCGGCAGCAGCAGCAAGCCGCAAGCCCAGCAACAGCCGGCACTGTCCGCGTTGCCCATCCAGACGGCGACTTACGCCAAGGTCATTCCGCTCGTCTATGGCACGACGCGCATCGCGCCGAACCTGATCTGGTACGGCGATTTTGTCGCGACGCCGCATAATTCGGGCAGCAGCGGCGGCGGCAAGGGCGGGGTTGTCGGCGGTGGCGGTGGCGGCGGCAAAGGCGGGGGCGGCGGCACCACGACTTACACCTACACAGCGTCCGTCGCGCTCGGCCTCTGCGAAGGACCGATCGTCGGTGTCGGCACGGTGTGGGCCACGAAGACGGAGACGTCGCTCGCCGAACTCGCGCTCACCGTGCTGCTCGGCGAATATGCGCAGCCGCCATGGAGCTATCTGAGCTCGGTCCATCCCGATCAGGCGCTCGGCTATAGCGGCACGGCCTATGTCGCGGGCGCGGGCTACCAGCTCGACGACGGTGCGCAGTTGCCCAATCACAACATGGAGGTCGCGGGATTTTTCGCCGACACCGCGCCCGGCGTGCCCGATGCGGATCCGAGTCAGGTCGTCGTCGATCTCTTGACCAATCCGCTGTGCGGCGCCGGCTTTCCCGCAGCGCGCCTCGGCAGTCTCGCGGTTTATCAGAGCTACGCGCTCGCCGCCGGGCTGTGGATCTCGACCGCCTATTCCGAATAGGCGCAGGCTTCGCAAATGCTCGACGACATCGTGAGCTTCACCAACAGCGCCTTTGTCTGGTCGAGCGGCGTGCTGGGTATCGTGCCTTATGGCGATGCCGCGCTATCGGCGAATGGCTATAGCTATACGCCACCCTCGGCGCCGCTTTACGATCTTGGCGACGACGACTTCCTCGACAACAGCGCGACCGGCTCGGCCTCGTCGAGCACCGATCCGGTGCTGGTGACGCGGAAACGCCCGGCCGACGCGCTCAACGACATCACGCTCGAATTCCTCGATCGCGGCAAACAATACAACACCGGCGTCGTCGAGGCCTCGGATCAGGCGGCGATCGATCTTTACGGGTTGCGCACCGAGAAGGCGCAACAGGCGCATCTTTTCGCCGACATCAATGCCGCGCGCCACGCGGCGCAGCTGCGGCTGCAACGCCAGGCGGTGCGCAACACCTATCAGTTCACGCTCGACCAGCGGTACATCCTCTTGGATCCGATGGATATCGTGACGTTGACCGATGCGCGGCTCGGTCTTGCGCGGCAATGGGTGCGGATCACCGAGATCACCGAGAACGACGACGGCACGCTGCTGTTCGCGGCGGAGGATTATCTCGCCGGCACCGGTTCGGCCGCGACCTATTCCTTCGCCAGCGGCGCGGGGTATTCCGCCGATTATAACGTCGATCCCGGCGACGCGCTGGCGCCGATCGTGTTCGAGCCGCCGGCGCAGATTGCATCGAGCGCGCTCGAGATCTGGATGGCGACGGCGGGCGGGCCGCTCTGGGGCGGCGCCGATATCTACGTCTCGAGCGACGGTGCGACCTATAAGCTCGCCGGCCGCACGAACGGCCCGGCGCGGATGGGTGTGCTGACCGCAAGCTTTGCTGCGGGAGGCGATCCGGATACGAGCGATACGATCGCGGTCGATCTCTCATCCTCGCGCGGTACGTTGCTGTCGGGCACGCAGAGCGATGCCGATCTGGGCCATACGCTTTGCTATGTTGCGAACGCGCCAACCGGCTATGAGCTCGTCAGCTATGAGAGCGCGAGCCTCACCGGAACGAATGCTTATACGCTCGGCAGCTATTTGCGGCGCGGCCTTTACGGGACGACGATCGCCGGTCACGCGCTCAGCGCGCGATTTACGCGGCTCGACGACGCGATCGTCAAGCTGAGCTACGACAAGAGCCAGATCGGCTCGACGATCTATCTGAAGCTCGTCTCATTCAATTTGTGGAGCGGCGGCGCGCAGCAACTGGCCGATGTGACCGCCTATACGCATGTCATCGCCGGCCCGCCGCGGCCGCCCAATGTCACGGGCTTCGCGGCGCAACAATCCGGCGTCGTGGTCGCGTTCGGCTGGGATGCGGTGAATGATGTCGCGCTGAAGGGCTATGACATCGGCTACGCGCCGCAGGGGACGAGCGACTGGTCGCTGTTCAGCCTGCTGACCGAAGCGGCGGCCGGCACCGAGATGACGAATGCGGAAGTGCCACCGGGCAGTTGGACCTTCGGCATTCGTGCGCACGATATCGCCGATCAGCTGTCGCCGGCGATCAGCACGCTCGATCTCGTTGTCACGAACGCCCTACCGGTCATCTCGGCCGCCGACGCGGCGCCGGCCTGGAGCGCAACGACCTATTACGATTTGGGCAATTTCAAAGACGCAGCCGTCGCAACCGTCGCCTGCGGCGCTTTCGCAAGCGATCCGGTCGCGGCGGTCGTCGATCTTGGAGGGTTTTCATGAGCGAGCAATTGCAACTGCGGCGCGACACGCAAGCGAATGTCGCGGCGGCTATCCCCGCCGCCGGCGAGCTGGCGCTCGATACCACGCGTAACGCGCTGTTGGTCGGCGATGGCGCGACGGCAGGCGGAACGGCGTCGGCGCTGCTGGCGCTGTTCGGCGGCTATCTCACCGGACGTTATTATTTTTGCGGCTCGCTGATCAGCTCGGCGAATTTCACGCTCGGCGCCAACAATTTGCTGGCGGTGCCATTCTTCTGCCTGCAGAAGCAGATATTCACGAAGATCGGTGTCAACGTGACGACGACCGGCGGCAATCTGCGGCTCGGCGTCTATGCCTCGACCGCCGGCGCCGTGCCGTCGACGCTCGTGCCCGGCTCCGATTCCGGTACTTTTTCGGTGACGACCACCGGCATCAAAGAAACAACCGGATTGTCGATCGCGCTCACGCCCGGCCTTTATCATCTGGCGATCGTCGGCGACGCGTCGGTCGGCGTCACGGGGGTCACGCCGTGCAGCCAGTTCCAGAATCTCACCGGGATCGGCTCGACCTCGCCGACGACCCTCAACGAAACCGGCTTTCTCAACGGCTTCGTCTTCGGCGCGATGCCCGCGACCTTTCCCAGCCCCGCCGCCGTCGGCAACGGCAGCGTGCCGGGTATCTGGCTCCGGCTCTGAGCGCGGCCCATGACCGCTCTGCGCACCAGCCTTTTCGGCCTCTTCACAGGTCCCTCGACAGGCTCCGGAGGCTTCGCGCGCCATTACACCGGCGTACTGACGCCGCGCGGATCGAAAGGCGTCGATAGCTACATACGCATCGCGGCGCCCGCGGCGCCGTCGCTCAGCCAGGTGGCGGGCGGATCGCTCGCGGCGGCGACCCTCTTTGCCAAAGCGACCCTGGTCAGCCCGAGCGGCGAGACCGCTGCCTCGAGCGAAAGCTCGCTCGCGGTCTCAGCGAATAATCTTTTGCGCATCGCCGCGCCGGCAAGTGCGGGTAATGCCACCGGATGGAATGCTTATGTCGCCGGCGCCAGCGGTGCGGAAACATTGCAAAACGCGACGCCGATCGCGCTCGGCACGAATTGGACGGAGCCGACGAGCGGGCTTGTGACCGGCACCGCGACGCCGCCCGCGGCGAACACGACCGGCTGGGATGTGTTCAATCTCTTCGTGCCGGATCCCGTGGCGAGCGCGAGCTTCATTGCCGATCCGGTCGATACCGGCTTCAATGCCGAGCTGCGCGTCTTTCTCACCGCAAGTTTCGGCTTGGGGTTTGGCCAAAGCGGCAGTCCGGCAATCGGCTACGCGATCGACACCTGGCTCGGCGGTCAAGCCGATCCCGGCAGCTTCACCGCATGGCCGAGCGTCGGTTATGTCGTCATGCGCTATCTCCGCGCGCGCCTTTCCTATACGCCGGTGCAAGGCGCGCTTGCCTATATCGGGGATTTCGTTCCGACGATCGATACAGCGCCGACCGTCGAGACCGGCAATTCGCTGACCGTCGGGGCGGGCGGTACGACGATCACTTTTCCGGCGCAATTTCATGCGCCGCCGCAAGTCATCGCGACCTGCATCAGCAGTGCGTCGCTGGTCGCGAGCGTCGCGAGCGTGACCGCGACGGGCTGCACCTTCCATGTATGGAACAGCAGCGGCGTCGATGTCGGCGGCGTGATCAATTACGAGGCGATCGGGGAATAGCCAATGCCCGGGATTCTTGCACGCTTGAAAGCGGCGCATTGCCGTGTCGACGGGCTGTTGATCGCGCCCGATGGCGCGCCCGATTTCGCGGCGACCAACGCTTCGGGCGATTGGAGCACGGCGGAGAAAGAAGCGGTGCAGGCGGCGCTCGGTCTGGCGACGCCGACCATCGAGCCCGCGCAACGTGTCGCGGCCGGTGCGGCGGCGATCGAGCGTTGGCTCGATCGGACCGCACAGGCGCTGGGCTACAACAACTTCGTCACCGCCGTGAGCTATGCGAGCTCGTCGGTCGATCTTTGGCGCCGACAAGCGCTCGCGCTGACGGCGTGGCGCGATGCGGTGTGGCAAGCGGCGATTGCGTTGCTGGCCGAACCCGCGCAGCTACCGGTCGATGCGCCGGCGCTGATCGCTTCTCTTCCGCAACCCAACATCCCAACGAGCTGAGGCTTCCGCATGTCTGGAACCAACCCCGTCGGCGCGTGGGCGCTGCCCTTCAGCACGGGCGGCAGCGTCGACGATCCAACAAGTTATAAAGGCAAGATCGATGCCGATTTCGCGGTGGCGCAGCGCGTCGCCGATGCTTTCGCGCCGAAGCCCGCAACCCCGTTGGCGATGTCGGTGATCGTCGATGCCGGCTTCGTGGTCGGCGTCGGACCCAGCGGCTTGCAATCCGTGGTCGAGATCGGCACGCAGACGCTGACCGTCGCGGCGGCGCCGGGCGCGCCTAATAACCGCATCGATCTGGTAGTGGTGGACGAGGCGAGCGGCACGGCCAGCATCATCGCCGGCACGCCGGCCGGCTCGCCGGTGGCGCCGGCGATCACCGCGGGCAAGAAACAGATCGCGCTGATCGCGGTGCCGAACGGCACGAGCAGCATCGCCAACGGCAACATCACCGATCTGCGCGCGGTGTGGCAGACGAATGTGCCGGGCGTGCGCTGGGCCGTTGCCGGCGGCAGCGCCGACACGATCACCGCGAGCTATACGCCGACCAACGCGACCCTCGCCGACGGGCTGGTCCTCGGCTTTCGCGCGACGGCCGCGAACGCGACGACGACGCCCAGCTTCAACGCCGACGGGCTCGGCGCGAAGACCATCGTGAAGCAGGGTGGCGCGGCGCTGGCGCCCGGCGATATTCCGAACGCGCTCGCCGAATGCATGATCCGCTATAACGCGGCGAACGTGCGGTGGGAGCTGCTCAATCCCGTCGCCTCGAGCTTTACCACGGGGGACGTGAAGACGACCCTCAAGACCACAGCCGATGCCGGCTGGGTGATGATGAACGACGGGACGATCGGCGATGCCAGTTCCGGCGCGACAACGCGTGCCGATGGCGACGCGCAGGCACTTTTCACGCTGCTCTGGAACAACGTCTCGAACACGAACTGTCCGGTCTCCAGCGGTCGCGGCGCCTCTGCCGCCGCCGATTTCGCCGCGCACAAGACGATCGCGCTCCCGAAGATGCTCGGCCGCGCGCTGGCCTCGGCGGGGGCAGGAAGCGGGCTATCCACGCGGAGCCTGGGGGCGACGGCGGGCGAGGAGACACACATACTGACGGTGACGGAGATGCCGGCGCATCAACACGGCATGGGCTGGCACATTAAGGCGGCCATCGGCACGGTCGGTGGCTCGTATTATATGGGCGACTCTTCACCTGATGATTTGACGGAGCCGGCTGGGGGCGGTGCCGGACATAACATAATGCAGCCCACCAGCTTCCTTAATTTCATGATCAAACTTTAATTCGATTCAGAGTTTGCGAGCGGCCATATAGTGAGTCTCGGAAAGCAATTCGCGACTGTCGAAGCCTTTGCCCAGCGCTTTTCGTCCGAGCGGGCTATTGAGAGATCGCGGATCAACTTCGTAAAGTCTGTTCTCAATAATCGCGAGATCGGATACGTCTTTGACTGACGCTATATAATCGCGCGCGGGCCGTCGGTTGAAGGGAATCGGATTATACATATAGCGAATCGTTTCATCAATACCGGCTGGCTGGATCGAATGGTCACGTGCGTATTCCCGAAGTTCGTTCTCGTTGTACAGCAGATGTACCCATGGATGTCCTTCGAAGCAGGCCATGTGGTGACCATAGGGTGATCGCCAAAGAGGCGAGGCAAGACTCCACACGACGCCACCACGCTTAGTTAATCTCGCCATCTCGGCGAACCCAGCCTCAATATTATGGACGTGCTCCATGGTTGCAGTCGCGAAAACGAGATCGAACGCGTTGCTTGGAAGGCCACTGTTCTCAATACCAACACAATGATAGGTCGCGCGGGCGTCTTGGAATGCTTCACCGACGTTCGGGATCACGTCGAGGCCGTGAATTTCACGAGCTCCGAGGGCCGCGAAACGCGCGCAATCTTCACCGACGTTCGCTCCAACTACTAAAACCGACATGGGTCTGCCGGCTAACTTCCAAGCTTGCCTGACATGGAGACGGTTATAGCCGAGCGCCTTTCGAAGACGGCGTATTGGGGCTTCGACTGCAACGCGCACTGGCCCTGGGAGCCAAGATCTGATGTGTTGGAGCATGGTCATCTAGTACGCACCCTACTGAAGAATTGTAGGAAACGCATCCTCATCAGCACGATCTCTTTTCGCTTTAGGCCAACTTGTGGGGCCACAAGCTTAGTAGGTGACTGATGGCCTCGAGTTGTCCGCCCATACGGTGCAACGATATAGTTGGGTATGGGAATTATTAGCGCGCTCAGGCGAAGAATATCGGACGACAAAACGTCAGTCTCAGCGTCTTCATGGAAGGATGCGTGTGAAGCTGCGGATTCCTATGGAGCGGAGATAATTAATAAATTTCGTCTGGATCGCAGCCTCGGGAGGCAATCTGACGGCTCGCTGTTGAAGAATTCTGTTCTCGGGCTTGTTATGTCACTTTTGAACAAGGCAAATCCGCTGGTCACCGATTTCGGCGGCGGCACAGGCGATTTGGGTGTTGATCTACGGGCTGTTTACCCACTGGCGACTTATACTGTCGTCGAAAATCCGACCATGGTCGAACTCGTGGGAAACGAATTACGCGGCATTTTGTTTTCGAATACGATTCCACCTGTTTGCGATATCTTCTTTAGCAGTTCGACCTTGCAATACTTGGAGGACCCTGAGTACCTCTTAAAGAGGGGTATCTCTACTGCCCATCACGCGGTTGTGCTGGTACGTAATTGCTTTTCGGATCGAGTGAGGTTCGGAGTGCAGAAATCGGCACTTTTTGACAATGGGATCGGGCCAATCCCGCCCGGATGGCAAAATCGACAAATCTCCTATCCGCATCGTACGCTGATTGAGAAAGAAGTCATTTCCACTGTTGAATCTCACGGCTTTACGTGTGTCGCAAATTTAGAAGAACATAGTGGGGCCGCCATGCCCGGCACCTATGGACGACAACTCGTTTTTTGGCGCAATAGCAATAAGCGTGCTTCCGAGCCGGCAAAATAGGCTCAAAGATTTCTACGCCGACATTTTCTATCGGCCTCGTTCTCTCGATCGATTGGGTCGAAACGATCAGCTCTTCGCAATCGTCAACCTTTCCGATTTCGGAATGGGCGATGAGGTACGGATGAGTGTTGGTCGGAAGAATAGCTCCTCCGCGGCATCGCTGGATTAATCAATCCGAGCTATCAGCGCTCATTCAGTGCATTTGCATCGCGCAAAGCTGTTTTCAGGAGAATCAATGAATCACAAGCTCGATGCCGTCTTTGACGGTACCGCGGCGGTGACGGCTATTGCCGCGCCGCTTTGGCTCGCCGACGCCGAGGCGTGGGGCAGGGCGTTGCTCATCTTTGGCGGCGTCGTGCTTCTCGTCTTGCGGATCGTCATTGCGTTACGGGCGCTACGTCATGTGCCGCACGGCGAGGGTTCGCGCCATGAATGACGACGACGGTTTCGCTGCGGCGCTGGCGATCGTGCTGGCGCACGAAGGCGGCTATCAAACGATGCCCGACGATCCCGGTAATTGGACGGGCGGCAAGATCGGCGCCGGCGAACTGAAGGGCACGAAATTCGGGCTCAGCGCGGCGTCCTATCCGACACTCGATATCGCATCGCTCACCGAGGCCGATGCCGCCGCGATCTATCGCCGCGATTGGTGGGATCGGTTTGGTCTCGACCGGCTGCCGGCGGCGCTCGCCGCAAAGCTTTTCGACGCGGCGGTCAATGTCGGGATCGAGAGCGCGGTGCGCGCGCTGCAACGGGCTTTGCGCGCGACCGGCGCGGCACGGATCGCCGACGACGGCAAGCTCGGTCCCGCCACGATCGACGCGGCTTCCGCCACGGCCGCCGAAACCCTTTTGCCGGCGATGCGCGAGGCGCTCGCCGGTCATTACCGCCTCGTCGTCGCGAAAAATCGGACACAAGCCGGCTTCCTCAATGGCTGGCTCGCCCGCGCCTATTCGTAAAACGGTTCTTGAGCAACAAAGGAGTCTTTCCATGTCCAACATCCAGAACGATACCAAGCAAGTCGTTGCCGACACCAAAGCCGCGGTCACCACCGAGCGGCGGCATCTCGTCGCGCGGCTCATGCTTTGGCTCAAGGCGCATCCGCATACGATGCTGGTGATCACCGCGGCAGCCGTGATCCTCGCCGTCACCTTCGGTGTGATCCGCTGAGATGGCGCTCGGCATCGACGATGCGGTGGGGGCGGTCTCGACCCTTGCCACGACCATCATCAAAAAGATCTTTCCCGATCCGCAGGACGCTGCGAAGGCCAAAGCCGTGCTCGAGGCCGCCGACACTCAAGCGGCGATCCAGCAGACCGCAGCGCAGCTTCAAGCGATCATGGCCGAAGCGCAGAGCGGCGATAAGTGGACGAGCCGCGCGCGGCCGAGCTTCCTCTATGTTTGTTATTGCATGATCCTCGCCGCGATCCCGATGGGCGTGCTCTATGCCTTCGATCCGGCTCACGCACAGAAGATCGCGGTTGGCCTGGGTGCTTGGTTGGCGGCTATTCCCGATCCGGTCTGGCAGCTCTTCACCGTCGGCTATCTCGGTTACACCGGCGGCCGGTCCTGGGAGAAGATCAAAGGGGCGGCCAAATAA